ATCGCAGAAGAACTACGGGGTCTCGCAGTTGAGGCGAACGTTCCGATTGTATCTGCCACTCAAACTACTCGTAGCGGGTTTGCTAGTTCTGATGTGGACCTTACTGACACCTCTGAGTCTTTTGGACTCCCTGCTACTGCTGACCTTATGTTTGCCCTTATTTCTACAGAAGAGTTGGAGGGTTTAAATCAGATAATGGTCAAGCAATTGAAGAATAGGTATAATGATCCTACAATGAATAAAAGATTTGTTGTTGGTATTGATAGGGCCAAAATGAGATTATATGATTGTGAGCAAAAAGCACAAGAAGATATTATTGACAGTGGACAAGAAGAAGAGTATAATCCAGAAGAGAAAAAAACTAAAAAATCATTTAGCGACTTTAAATTCTAATGACTGTTGACACTAAAAAATATACTGAGTTTGTAGACGCAGTTACATCTCAAGAATCAAAGGATTATATTTCCTTTAACTCTAGATGCTTTGGGATACAATCAGTAGAGAGTGGTGACGGATTACCTGTTCATCGTTTATTAACTGCTGCTCTTGGTATGAGTGCCGAGTCAGGAGAGTTTACTGAGGTAGTCAAGAAGATTGTCTTCCAAGGTAAACCAGTTAATGAAGAGAATATCTTCCATATGAAGAGAGAACTGGGAGACATCATGTGGTATGTTGCACAGGCTTGCATGGCACTTGATACTGATTTTGATGAAATCATTGAGATGAATGTAGATAAATTAAAGAAAAGATATCCTGGTGGTGAGTTTGATGTTCACCATTCAGAAAACCGTGCAGAAGGGGATGTATGAATTACTACGCATTATTAAGTGTTTCGGATAAAACAGGTATTGTTGATTTCGCAGAAGGATTAATTCGTTCTGGATATACTATTATTTCTAGTGGTGGAACTCATGCTGTTCTTCAAGCAGCAGGTCTACCTGTAATGAAAGTATCGGAATATACTGGTTCTCCAGAGATTCTGAATGGAAGAGTAAAGACATTACATCCAAAGATTCATGGTGGTATTCTTGCTCAACGTGGTAATCCTGCACATGACTTAGATCGTAAAGCAAATGATATAGGATTCATTGATATTGTTGCAGTAAATTTATATCCATTTAAGGAGACAGTTGCTAAACCAGATGTGACTTTGGCAGAAGCAATAGAGAATATAGATATTGGTGGCCCTAGTATGGTCAGATCAGCAGCAAAGAACTATAAGGATGTTGCTGTGCTAACTAATCCTAATCAGTATGGTATTTACTTAGATTCAATCAAAGGTAATATATCAATTCAACCTGAGACTTTGAGGAAACAATTTATGTTAGAAGCATTTAAACATACTGCAGAGTATGATGCTACTATTAGTGAATGGATGTCACAAAACGCAGGAGACTAATGCCTAGACAACAAACACTTAAGTTTACTATCCGACAAGATGGTCGAGTAACTGAAGAAGTTATGGGAGCAACATCTAATGAGTGTGTAGAACTCACCAGACAAATAGATAATAAACTTGGTGAATTAGAAACTCGTCAATTTAAACCCGAATTTTACTCAAACAATGTCGCACTTCAGCACAATCAGGACCAAGCTCAGGAACAAACCACAACTACTGGAAGCACTGGAGATCCTTCAGTATGATGTAAAGGAAGATCAGGAACTTAAAGTAAGTGGTTCTCATGGTATTGGTCATGAAACAGTAGAGGCTGAACTTGCTATTGCTAGTGATATTGGTTTCCGTATGAATCCAATGACAGGTGAGTATGAATTAGTAGCAGATCTTGAGACATGGAACCAACCTATTCCTGTAGAGAGGTTTATGGATAAGGTTAATCAACAGTATGCAAGAATGACAGTTCATAATGTGGTCAAAGATATGGGATTTCAGGTTGACGAAGAGTGGGAGATGGAGGACAATACTATTGAACTCACAGTTACAAGATGGGTTCAATAAATAACTAAAAAGTTTGGTTAGATGGCATTAGAACCTAGTGAAGTATTTACTGCTACTGCATTATGCTTTACGGATCAATATCTTGATAAAGAAGTTATAAGCAACGGTGTGTTGGGTGTTGTTCATTTCATGGAAGAAGCCAAAGAAATGGCAGAAGAGAGAGTTGTTTTTGGTGAGATGAAAAGTCAGTGGTTGAAGTTTTTTGATAATCCTGATTCTGATAAAAATACTGCGAATTTAGTTGATATGGTGAGAGGTATATCCGCAGCCAAAGCAGTGAAGGAATGGATGAAAGCACATCATGGAATAATGAATCCTGTTGCTGAAAAAGTTTTCATGACGGGTAATGTCTGGCCTAAAGAAGTTCAACCTCTTGAAGTTGAAGCACATGGGTTTAAGGCATATAATTCTTCAGATATTATTGTGAGACCCTTTAGTGATTCCAATGCATATTTTGGAGTATCATTAAAGAAAAAACCTAAACCAGAGGATCCTGATCCCACTTTAATTAATAAAGCATTTGATACAGTTTTAAATGGAAGTGAATTTGATAATATTAAAAGTAAAATAGAAAACCTTCGTGAAAGTTATTTTGCGGGATTGGTTAAAGAAGCAGTTAAAGAAGGTCTTATTCAACTGAATGTATCAGGAAAAAGTGATGCCACTCTTTATAGACCTTCAAAGTCTGTTAGGGAAAAGGAAGGATTTAAAAGAGCTTATATTGATACTAAAGGTAGTTTGAAAATGCCTGAAATTGGTAGTGATCCACTTAATCCTGTCAAAAAAGGATGGGAACAATATGGTGATAGTGCATTGGGTAGGAGTCAATTAAGATCTAGAAAAGATACAATGAGACATTGGGTGAATACGCAGTTAGGGAAGAAGAATAAATTGTATGATGGATTTCTAGATGTAATGAATAAGAATGTAGATGTTTTTGCTGAAACTTTAATTAACGTTACTCTTAAAACTGACTTACCAAAGTTAATGAAAGCTGATAATGGAAAAGGTATGGGATTTGGTAACATGAAATTTGGATTTGCTTTGGTTACAGGAATAGGAACTAAACAAAAGAGACTCTTTGAGAAAGGTGGAAAGGTTGTTATGAGCACAGGTAAAGCTTATGATATTGATTGTGTGTTGAAAGGGATTGCTCATTTGGAAGAAACATCTTCTTCTTATAGTTTTGAAGTTACTAATAGGAAGGATACTTCTGATGATAATATGGATGAAGGTGGTGCAGCTAAAATTTATTTTGATTTGAAAAAAGGTAAAATAGTTATTATGAATATGGAATTGAGATATAAAGGTGGATTTACTTCTCAACCTCAATTTTTTGGCACTATGTCTAAAGACTTTAAAAAGATTTTAGAAGGTAAGTGTATTTAAAATGCTAAATATAGTATAACAGTAAGTTATATGAAGACTTTATTCCAATTTTTAACCGAAACGCAGTCCAAGGCGAAAGAACAAGCACTTAAATTGGGACTCAAGAGCGATGGCCATGGTGGTTGGTTGGATCGTAGTGGAGAATTTGTAGCAAAAACAGAAGGAGATAAGTTAAGATTTTTCAATAAGAATCAGAGACCAGGTAGAGATCCAGATCAAACTCCAGGCCGTCCAGCACATCTTCCTGTCAATGGCAAGAAGATGGCAAGGTCTCCAGAGGCGATTGAGGCGAAACGTAGGAAGGATGATGACCTTGCAGGAGCACCTTTACAGAAAAAACCAGAGGAAGAACCTCAAAAAGGTGAAGGTGAGACCCTTACAACTGCATTTGGACGGTTTAATCCTCCAACTGTAGGTCATGAAAAGTTATTAGGAGCAGCAAGAAAGGCAGCAGCAGGTGGAGCACTCAAGATTTATCCATCAAGATCACAGGATCCGAAGAAAAATCCTCTTGATCCTGATATGAAGGTCTCTTATATGAAGAAAATGTTCCCTGATTATGAGGAAGAGATTATTAATGATGGTGAGATGAAAACCATTTTTGATGTACTTAAAACTGCAGAAGAAGATGGATTTAAAAACGTAAATATCATCGTTGGAGCAGACAGACAGGCAGAATTTGAGAATTTAGCACAAAAATACAACGGAGATCTCTATAATTTTGACCAAATTCGGGTTATTTCAGCTGGTGTAAGAGATGCAGATGCCGAAGGAGTGGAAGGAATGTCTGCATCTAAGATGAGAAAGGCAGTTCAAGACGATGATTTTGAAGCTTTTAAGAGAGGAACTCCAAAAGGACTCAAAGATGCTGATGCACAAGCAGTTTTTGATGCTGTTCGCACTGGAATGAAGCAAAAGAAGAAGAAAGTAGAAGAGTCTTATGATTTATGGGAAATTGCACCAAGTTTAGATAGAAAAGGTCTTAGAGAGAACTATGTACAGGGATTAATTTATAAAATTGGTGACTTTGTAGAGAATTTAAACACAGGATTGATAGGTGAAATCATTCGGAGAGGTACAAATCACCTTATATGTGTGACAAAAGAGAATTATATGTTCAAATCATGGGTAAAAGATGTGATGGAAGCAGTAAATCCATCGGGTGTTCCGTCAGATCAAAGGTTAGTTGGTACAGATGCTTATAAAAGGTATGCAGAAACGATGGTTCCTGGTCAAGGCAAATCAGCATGGGGTAAACAGTTTATAAATAAATATAAGAAAAAGAAGAGTTAAAAGCTTGCCATGTCAACTTTAAATCCGTTGAATGATATATCCAGAACATATTTGGATACTATTGCTAAGATGAATAAGAAGGAAGAAGAGACCGAAGTGAAGCGATGGGAGGGTGAACTCAATCTTCAAATGAAGACTATGGCAAATTTAACTAAAGAAGAAAAGGCCGAGTCTTCTGAAAAAGAAGAAGAGGATCGTAAGAAAGATGATGATCTAGCAGGAGCACCTAATAAGAATGGTAAAAATGGTAAGAAGAAAGTAAAGAGATGGTGGGATGATGATGGTGATGGAAAAGGATATGAGAAAGGTGAAGTAAAGGAAGCAGTATATGGAAGGTCTGCAGAAAAAGTTGAAGCATCACGTCGTAAGGATGATGATCTTGCTGGTTCTCCTATGACAGTTACTAATGCTGATAAAAAAGGTAATACTCCTGCATATCAAGCATATAAAGCAGGTAAGAAGAATGTAAAAACTGGCAAACCTCTTTATAAGGCTGCTGATCATATGAAAAAAGAAGGATTTTCAAGTTGGAGAGATGATCTTAGAGAGATTGTAAGTGCTCATCCTATGACTGATGTTGAATCAGAAAAGGAAGTGACTGAGAAGAAGGGTATTAAGAATAAGGTAATTATCAATCCTAAGATGAGTGAAGCAGTTGCAGCAATTGGTGGTCAGGTAATTTCTGAGACAGAAGTAGATCTTCAAGAGAAGCATAAGGACACTCCTGATCAGGTAAAGGCAGTTATTGCTTATGATAGAGCAAGACATGCTACTGATGATGCTACCTATGACACTATGCATGGGAAGAAGAAGCAGGCCAAGAAAGAACGTGACTATGCTAAGTGGCAACGTGATACTGGAGCAAGAGATGCACAGAAATCAGGTCATCCTTGGGAGCATGAAAAGTATGGTACTAGGGAGAAGGAAGGTAAGAAGAGTGTGAAACATGCTCATGTTAAGGATTCTGTAGAATATATTTTAGATAATCTACATCATTTAAATGAGGCAGATATTGCTGACATTCTGGCACGTTTAGAGAAGAAGAGAATTAGACAGGGTGGAAATCCTGATGAGTCTCCTTTAGGTAAGAAGACTGGTAGAGCAATGAAAGCTCAACAAGATAAAGGGAGAAAGAAGGCAGGAATGAGTGAAGGTTATGGGAAGAAAAAGAAGCATAATTGTGCCTCAAAAGTAAAGCATGAGGAGTTTGGTATAGGAAATTGCATTAAAGGTATGCATACCATTGATGAAAACAATATGGTCACACATTATGATGTTGAGTTTGCTGAGTATATTGTTGAAAATTGTCCTGTAGAAGAGTTAGAAATTCTTGTAAGTGAGATGCATGTACATCAGGAACAGAAAGCAGGTGTAGTTAAGAAAGAAGTTAAAGCACTTCAGAAAGCAGGTAACACTTTAAAAGGTAAGGATGTTGCTAAGGCAGACAAGATTGATACTCCAAACTATAAAGGTTATAAGTTTGGTGTAAAGGAAGCAAAAGATTGGATTCAAGGTGCAGTTAAGAGACCTGGTGCATTCACCCGTAAGGCAAAAGCAGCAGGTATGAGTGTTCAGCAGTTTGCAAAACATGTTGATAAGAACAAAGATAAGTACAGCACCCGTACAGAACGTCAAGCAAATCTTGCTCAGACCTTTGCTTCAATGAAGAAGGAAGATGTTGAGGAAATGATCTTCAATTACATTGCGGAATCTCATGAAAACGCTTAATAAATTTCTAGAACAGGCAGAACCTACAACTGAAACCGAAAAGGAAGATTCTAATTCTAAAAAGGAAGATTCTAAAATTAAACAGGCTCAATCTAAAGAGAATCAGTTAAAGAAACGTGTTCTCATGACCAAGATTAGAGCAGTAAGAGGTGGTGCTACTGGTATTATGGCCTCCTATGAACCAAACATAGAAGGTGTGATTGAATATTTCTATGAGGAGGGAATCAATGAGGAAGGTTTTGACCAACTTATTGAGGAGATTGGATTAGAAGAGTTTGTTAATTTTGTGGATGAGTCTTCTCTAGTATTGAATGAAGAAAGAGCAGCAAGAAGAGCAACAGTTAGAGCAAAGAAGTTTGATGTAGTAAAGAAAGAAGTTGATAAGGCAGATGCTGCAAGGAAAAAAGCAAAGAAGGGAGAATATGCTCCTTCATATGCGAAGAAAGAAACTGATGTAACTGTCTATGATGATAAACCTGCTGCTAAAAAGAAAGCACCTAAGAAACCAGTAGCACCTAAGAAACCTATAGCACCTAAGAAACCTGTAAGAACTAAAAAACCTGTTACTAAGAAGGTAGTTAAGGCAGTTGCTAAGGTTAAAAAGACTCAACCTGCTAAGAAACCCTCTAAGCAAGGTCTAGGTGATAGGATTAGTGCTGCATATAAGGCAGGTGTAAAGCGTCATCGTAAAGCAACCCAAGGTGCTAGAGTATTTGCAAAAGGATTTAAGTCTGGTGCTAAGAAAGCAGTTAAGTTTGCTAAGGATGTTAAAAAAGTAGTTTCTGAAGAAGAAATGAATGAAGGCATCATGCAAATGATTAAGAGAGTCAAAAAGAAACCAGAAAAGAAAGCTGAAAAAGCAATGGATGCTGGTGCAAGAGCAAAGAGAAAGTTAGCAAGAAAGGCCCATGCAAAGTATGTTTCTGGTAGCGAGGACAATGTTCCTGATGATATCAGAGAAGAGAAGAAAAAGGGTCTAGATGGTAAGGCATGTTGGAAAGGATATAAACTTGCTGGTACTAAAAAGAAAGGTGGTAAAACCGTTGACAATTGTGTAAAAGTTGATGAAGCAAAGGTAGATGCAGGGAAGTCACCAGAACAGAAGGAGAAGGACAGAAACGTTCGTAAGTTTGGTGTCAGTCACAACGTTGCTGGTCACGGTAAACTAAGAAGAGCACTCCATAGATCTGATCGTGGAGATAAGAAGATCAAAGGTGATAAGTCTCAGTATGTGGAGATGGAATCTGTGGTTAATGAAGCAAGCAGAGGAGAGAAAGAAGTAGATGCTTCTAATCTTAAGAAGGTTGGTAGAAGAAACATCAACAGATTTGAAACTGGTACTGTAAAACGTACTGAAAGTAGTGGAGGAAGAAAACCAACTTATAAGACAGTAACATTAGCAAATCCTAAACCTGGATATGGTAAGAAGTCTGATCATTATAAGAAAAATAAATTATCAGCACCAAGTTTAGGTCGTCATGGAACCAGTTCTGAAACAGAAAAAGGTCCACAGAAGCATCACACTCAGGGAGTGGAATATCATGATGCTGCACAAAAACAGAGAAGGCAAGAGCATAAGTCAAGAAGAGGTGTAAAAACCAAAGGTACTGTTGCTTCTGACATTAAGAAGTCTTTGAAAGAAGAAGACAAGGCATATCAATATGTTGTTTCTAAACTTAAGAAGAAGTATGGTGATGGGGTCTTGACAAAGGGTGATAAAATTAAACCAAAAACTGCTGCACAAAAGAAAGCAGCTGCTGCTCATCAAGCAAAGGTTGATAGAGAGAATGCTGCAGAACGTGCGAAAGACCCATCACAAGGACGTTATCCACCAGGATATAGTAACAGAGGTAGCGATTAATGATGCCTTTGCCTGAAATTCCTTATGATGAATGGTTTCATGACCAACCTCACCCACATGATGCTATGCCAATTGCAACTGACAACCCAAGACCTGAAGAAGAGATAGCAGATGCTTATGCTTCTCGTCATGAGTACACCCCTGAATTTGAAAAGAGTGCAGAGGAAATTGTGACGATGCATGAAAAAGCATATAGATTAGCAAGAGCAAAGTATAATCCCTTCGCTGTAGGGGGATCGGAAAGTATTCATGACTTTGAAGGAGGATCTGAAAATGCCAGCAGTATCTAAAAAACAACAAAGATATTTTGGGTATCTCTTATCTAATCCAGAGGAGAGAAAGAAAAAGGGTATCAGTAAGAAAACTGCTAAGGATTTTGCACAAGATATTCAGGAAGTATCTCCACCAGGATGGGGACATACTAAGGCAGAGAAAGAAAAAACAAAACCTTGGAAACCTAAGTCAAAGATAGGGGGAACTGCTGCTGCATTTAAACGTGCATTAGATGATGGTAGATTTAAAGGACTTCCTGGTAGCACCACCAAGAAGGAAAAGACTGCTGATATGTTTAAGTTAATGTGGTCTATGAAGAAGAAAGGTGACAAACCACATTACAAACCTGGTACAGATAAGAAGTATAAGAAGTATCAGGATGAGAGTTTTGAAATAGATACCTCAGCTCATAAAAAGGCACAGAAGAAAGCAAAACTTCGTAATCTTGCTAAAGGTAATACTAATCCTAATGAGAAGGCTGCTGCAGAGAAGAAAGCAGGTGGACCCAAACTTTATGGTGAATCAATTAGTACGAAAGATACTAAGAAATTAAATAAAGCATCTGCACTTGATCAGAGTAAGGATCCTAAGGATTGGGATAGTGCGAGGGCAAGAAGAACTGAGATTGATTATAAGGATTTGATGAGACAGATTAAGGCAAAGAAAAAAATGAGAAAAGAATCTGTTGAGAATGGTAAGGTAGATTTAACTCTTAAGGCAGGTGTAAATAATGTCTTAAAACAGGATAATAAAGAGTATGATAGAGGTCTCCTTGCTCAAGTCAATAAGGACGGTAGTTATGATGTAGCATATTGGTATGACAAATACAAAGCATATCCTGTTGAAGTAGAAATTGATGGAAAAACATGTGCTAAGGATGCTAAAAAGATTCATATTAAGTTTCATCCTGAGTTAAAAAAAGAGGAAGCCTCATATAAGCAGAGAGATAAAGCATTAAAGAAATCTAAGAAAGCAATGGATTATCGTTACAGGACTATTCATAAGGGTGGGGATGATGATGTAAATGAAGCAACCACTATGAGAGATAATAATCTTTTTGGTAATGCTTATGCTGGTTCTTATGAAACCTTAAAGAAAAAGATTGGTAGTAAAAAGAAGCATAATAAACCTGCTTTTAAAGAGGGAATTTCCTTTAAGGATTTTCGTATAGAATCTTCTGCTGCATGGCAACGTAAGGAAGGGAAGAATAAGGAGGGTGGATTGAATGAGAAAGGGAGGAAGTCTTATGAACGTGAGAATCCTGGTAGTGATTTAAAAGCACCACAACCAGAAGGTGGTTCTAGAAAGAAATCATTTTGTGCTCGTATGAGTGGAATGAAAAAGA